GGCTGGTTCTCCAATTGGAAATATTCCTAAATGATATGGTACAAACTCTCTCCTTAACCCAAATTGAGCCAAATCATTATAACCCTTCTCTTGAGTGTGATACATTGATTCACAATATTGTTTGTTGAGTTTTTGAGCACAAAGATATAACTCCATAGATCCACCATTCTCAATGATCTGTCTAGAAGTGCTATATGATTCTTTAACCATTCTAAAAAAAGAATCTGTATTCAGTGGGTTCACTGATGATATCGCAAATTTTAACAATGTTGGAAACATCGTCAAATTAGCTCCGAACATGGAGTTGAATTCACTAACAATCATTGATATGGAACTCTTAGATTTTGAAGTCCATATGTTAAATAGCCTCTCAGTGACTTCCTGTGCAACTATGAATAAATTTATTCTAGATCTTACTTTATCTTTTCTATCAGCTGGTATTGATTGTGCTGTATATGAATCATCAGAAGAGACTAAATCTCTCCAATCACCAGTTGAAACACCAATTCTTTTACACAATTTAGTGTAAATAACATCTCTAAAACTAAGAGCACACAAATGCAACAATGAGGATGTATAATGTAAGATTCCTTGTCCCATATTGGATTCATTTAAAAAAAACATCTCTCTTGTTGAAAGAAAATGTTCTTTCAAATTTTGCAGATTATCTTGGTTGTGTTTTCTTTCATTATCTGAATCTTTCAACCACACTTTGATCAAGTTTTCAGGTATGAGACATTTTTTATTTGAGTGTGACATTAGTGTTAATAATATAAATCTATACAAGGATGGATAATGCTGACGGAAGGGATAGAACATATACAAAAATTGGATAGGCATAAATGATGGACCCCATCTTGTTTTATCTAAATTATAATTGATTATTATTCTTCTCTCACTGGTTCTTCTAAGATCTCTCAACATGTCCCTCATAGTTGTCAACTTAACATCACCATGAGTCAACATTTCTCTCTCATCATCCTTACATATTAATCTAGAAAATGACTCTAAGATATTGATAGTTATTCTCTTATCTATAGGCAATATGAGGATCTCCCTGACACCTCCAATTTGATTCTTCTTAAATACTTGAAAATATAAGTCTTGCATTTTGTTATCATTTATAATATCAAAAGCATGTGTTTTCCCTTTTTGTAACAACTCAATGACGCCTTCTATACAACGTTTCCTTGGGTTTATTCTTGTCCAAGTTACTTCTTCAGCACTTTGTTCATCATCATCCTTATATTCAATATACTTCTCTTCCAATTTATCAACATATTTTCGATCTGGCTTATTTTTCTTTTTTTTGTTCAATACTTCATCTGTTAGTTTCAACACTTTATGTGTTGAGCTGGATTTATATGTAGCATATTCTGATATCGGCTTATTGATAAATTTATTTTGTGCGGCCTTTCTGTGTGACAACCCAGCGACCGCTTTATTATGCTTATTCATGGATTGAAGTTTTGATCCAATTATTATGGCAAACCTTGAGAATTGATTCTTATGAGGGTTTCTGATTAAATATTTGGCATCATTCATGATGTCTGACCCACCAGTGTGTAATTTAGAGCTTTGCTTAACATAATTAAGTGAGTCCTCACCATCTAGCATTTTATTTAGTATTTGGAATGTTGCATGAGTTGGATCATCTTGATTCTTGTTGAATAACATGGTGAAATACATCTCACATAATA